CGCGGAAGGTTGACTGGAAGACAGAGCGTCTGATACTGAGTTTGGCTGTTCTGCCGACCAAGCCCTACAACACGACGACACACGAGAACTACCTGTCGTTTGTATGCGGCGAGCTGGATGTGTATGATTTGAATACGGGTGAGCTGATGAATCCAGACGACTTCGTGGACAAGAAGACCGGTGAACCGAAGGAACTGAGCGAGAGCACGATAGCGAACTACCTGAACAAGCCTGCGAACAAGCTGCTGATAGAGCAGAAGCTGACGAGCTGGACGACATTCATGCACGAGCAGATGCCTCACGTTCACCGCCATGGCGGTCAGTGGTCGTTGAGTCAGATAACGATGGACGACGTGGACCTGACTCGGAAGCTGAAGGACACGAAGCAGCGGGTTCATGCTTACTATGCTTACGATGTGGTGAGCCAGTGCGTGGTCGGTGCGAGTTATGCGCGTCAGAAGGACGATGACCTGGTAGTGGACTGCTTCCGAGAAATGTTCCGCCTGTGCGCCAAACAGGGCTGGGGTATGCCGGCAGGTATTGAGGTGGAGAACCACCTGATGTCGAAGTACAAGGACGGCTTTTTGCAGGCCGGTGTAGCGTTCTCTTGGATACGCTACTGTGCGCCTCAGAACTCCCAGGAGAAGTATGCGGAGCCGTTGAACGGTGCGAAGAAGCGGAGCGTGATCCACAAGAACCACGAGGGCATCGGCAGGTTCTACGGCAAGGGCAAGTGGAGGCAGGAATACAAGAAGGTGAGCGATGAGTGGAACGACACCTACGAGGACAAGGAGTATTTCGGCTTTGACGAGTTGGTGGCAGATGACCGCAAGGACAACTGGGAGTGGAACCACCAGTTGCACCCGAATCAGAAGATGTTTCCCGGCATGACGAGGTGGGAGGTGCTTTGTGAGTGTCTTAACCCTAACCTGCAACCGTTGGACAAGGTGACGTTGGCGCGGTATATCGGTGAGAGGGTTGAGACGAGCATCCGGAGGAACTCGACAGTGAGGGTATGCTACGAGGACTGGTGGCTGAGCGACACGAGTGTCCTGGAGCGTCTGAAGCCAAACGACTACAAGGTGACTGCCTACTACATGCCTGACGGAGAAGGCAAGCCGACGGAGGTGTATATCTTCCAGGGCGACAAGTATATCGACACTGTGGAGAAGGTGGAGACTTACAACAGGGTGATGGCCGAGCAGACTGATGAGGACACGGTGAAGTACATCGAGCAGCGGAAGAAGATTGCGAAGTTCGGCAAGTATGTGAGGGAGCATGAGATTGAGCGTGTGGGGGTGATGCGGAAGACCTCTTTGCCCTCCCGTGAACCAGAACCTGAAGAACTGGAGGCAGTTTCGGTGGTAGGTCAGCATATAGAAGAAAGGCCTGTATTTGAAACGACAGAGAGCAGGGCTTTTGAGAGTTTATAGAAGCCCCCCTGCCCCCCGGTGGGGGGTATGGATAAGATAGAGGAGATAGAGGAGATAGATAAGATAGAGGAGATAGATAAGATAGAGGAGATAGAGGATGTTGAGGAGGTTGAAGAGGTTGACGGTTGAGGTTTGAATAGAGTTGTAACACCATTAAAACGGCATTATAATATGATTAGTAAAGAGATTAAGGGGCGGATATTGAGCGCCATCGAGTTGAATAGGTCTAATTACCCGAGCGACGCTAAGCACGCATCTGCTTTGGGTATATCGGCAAGTGTTTACCACCAGCTGAAGAAGGGCCAGTTGGAGAAGGCTCTGAGCGATGCGAACTGGGTTAGGATTGCGAGGAGGCTTGATGTGAGTCTTAGGGATAGCATCGAGTGGAAGGGTGCGAGAACGGAGACGTTCAAGTATGTGACGACTCAGTTAGAGGTATGCCAGGAGCGTAGCCTTAGCGTGATATTGTGTGACGTGCCGAATATCGGCAAGACGTTCACGGCGAGATGGTATGTGAACGAGCACCGGAATGCTGTGTATATAGACTGCAGCCAGGTGAAGACGAAGCGTGCGATGGTTAGGAAGATCGCGAATGAGTTTGGTCTTGACGGTGGCGTTAAGTATCAGGATGTTTATGAGGACCTGGTGTATTACCTGCGTTCGATGGAGCGTCCTTTGGTAGTGTTGGACGAGGCTGGTGACTTGCAGTATGAGGCTTTTTTAGAGCTGAAGGCATTGTGGAACGCTACGGAGATGTGCTGCGGGTGGTACATGATGGGTGCTGACGGTCTGGCAGCAAAGATCAAGAGGAACGTTGAGGGTCGGAAGGTGGGCTATGCGGAGATATTCTCGCGTTATGGCGGGAAGTACAGCCGGGTTACGCCTGAGCAGGAGGACGACCGGAGGGAGTTCCTGTTAGAGCAGGCTCGTGTCGTGGCGAGGGTGAACGCCCCCGACGGCTCGGACATCGGCCAGATAGTGAGGAAGAGCGGTGGCGGTCTTCGTAGGGTATATACTGAGATAGAAAAGATAAAGAGAGGGTTATGAAGCGAGCATACAGTCCGAGAGAGATAGTGAAGAAGACGTACAAGACTCTTCCATGGGGCGGTCGTTGGGCGGAATGCTTCGGTTTGCCTGAGGAGCGTGCGACGTGGTTCATCAGCGGTGCGAGCGCGAATGGCAAGAGCAGTTTCGTGATGCAGTTGGCCTACGAACTTACCAATTACGGTCAGGTGTTGTACCTGAGTTATGAGGAGGGTTTGAACCAGAGTTTCCAGGAACGAGTGATTCGGCATGAGCTTGACAAGCGTCAGGGTTGGTTCCGGGTGGTGACGAACGACACGATGAATGACTTGATGGAGCGTCTGAAGAAGCGTCACTCGGCGAAGTTCATCATCGTGGACTCTTTCCAGCTGGCTCATTGGGATTATCCTGAGACGGAGTCGCTGGTGCGTTCATTTCCGCGGAAGTGTTTCATCTTCATCAGCCAGGAGGAGAAGGGCCAGCCTATGGGCAAGCCTGCCAAGAAGCTGCGTTATCTGGCTGACGTGAAGGTGAGGGTTGTAGGTTTCCGGGCTTACTGTCAGGGGCGGTTCAATCCCGATGCGGGCAATAGTTTCGTGGTATGGGAGGAGGGAGTGCTGCGGACGACGAACAATGTATAGTTTAAGGGGGTGTAGGTTTTTGTAGGTTTTGTAGGTTCTGTAGGGAGATAGAGGAGATAGAGGAGATAGATAAGATAGAGGAGATAGAGAACATTAATAATAACAATAAACAAAGGAAGATATGGAACGTAAAGAAAGAGTTTATATCAGCGGTGCGATAGCGCACCATGATATTGTTGAGCGTAAGGCTGCTTTCAAGGCAGCCGGCTGTTACCTGAGCCTGAAGGGTTACGATGCAGTGAACCCTTTTGACAACGGTGTTTCGGATGATGCTGACTGGCATGAGCACATGCGTGCTGACATACGTATGCTTGTTGATTGCGACGCTATCTACATGCTTCGTGGTTGGGAGCAGAGCAAGGGTGCGAAGCTTGAGCTTGATGTGGCGAGCAGTTGCGGTCTGACGGTGATGTTTGAGGGGATGGAGTTTGTTGGTTATAGAGTAGATGTGTGATGATTGATTACTGATTACTGATTATTGATAAGATAGAGGAGATAGATAAGATAGAGGAGATAGATTATGGAAGAGAACAGGAATTATGGATGGTTTTACGGTTTGCTGAGAGAGCTGCCTTTCGATGGTGACCGTGATGAGCTGAAGCGAATACTGGTGAAGCAGTATACATTTGGCAGAACTGCGAGCGTTCGTGAGATGACAGCCGGTGAGTATGGTAGTCTGTGCAGGGCTTTGGAGCGTGAGGTTGGCAGGTGTGAGCGCCGTAAGGTTGCGGGTGCTTTATTGCGTAAGCGGCGGAGCATGTGCCTTAAGCTGATGCAGGAGCTTGGTGTGGATACTACTTCCTGGTGTCGTGTTGACGCTTTCTGCGAGGATGTGCGTATCGCGGGCAAGCGTTTTGCTCGTCTGAGTGATGATGAGTTGGTTGCCCTTGGTAGGAAGCTCCGGACGATAAAGCGTAAGGGCGGTCTTGGGCGTAAGACTGAGGCACCGGGAACGTTGCTTGATGTGAGCGGACTGGAGAAGATGTTGATGAGTGTGGGTGAGGCATGAGGAAAGCCCCCCTGCCCCCCGGTGGGGGGTATAGAGGAGATAGATAAGATAGATGAGATAGATATTGGGGATTATCCTTATTAATAATAATTTAATTTTTTTAGAACTATGGCAACAAAAAGACAAAAGAAGACCGTTGTGACGGGAGTGAGCCGTGATGCGGCAGAAGAGGCGTTCGCGCAGTATGCGAAGGCAGACGCCCAGATTGAGAAAATCAACGCTGAGATAGACCTTCAGTGTGCGAAGATCAGGGAGAAGCACCAGCAGAAGTTGGGTGAACTGATGTGCGAGCGTGAGTGCGCCTTCGACACGCTCCAGACCTACGCCACTGAGAACCAGGCGGAGCTGTTCATGAAGAAGAAGAGCCTCGACATGTCGCACGGCGTGATAGGGTTCCGTACCGGCACACCTAAGCTCAAGACACTGAAGGGCTTCACGTGGGCGAGTGCGTTGCAGCTGGTGAAGGAGTTCCTTCCGCGCTACATCCGCACGACTGAAGAGATAGCTAAGGACAAGCTGCTTGCCGACCGTGACGAGGAACTGAACACCCCCGACGGGAGCATCCGCATGACGGAGGGGATGATGCGCTGTGGCATCCAGGTAGTGCAGGACGAGACATTCTACGTAGAACCGAAGAAGGAGGAAGCGTTGTGAATGCCAAGCCCCCCTGACCCCCGGTGGGGGGGTATAGAGGAGATAGAGCAGATAGATGAGATAGATAAGATTGAGTAGATAGAATAGATGTTTAATGTTTAATTTTGGACACCAGTATGGAGAAGCGTAGAGGACTGAGTTACCAGAAGCGAGTGATGGAGATAAACCGGATTTATGACAGCAAGTGCCGCAGCGGTTTGTCGAACCGTGAGATATGGCGCAGGTACATCTATCCAGTGTATGCGATCAGCGAACGTACTTTCTACAATATGCTGAAGGCAAGCGCAGATGAGGGTAAGGCATTGCCGAAGCATAGCTTCACCCAGCTGGTGTTCAATTTTGGGGAGATAGAAGCCCCCCTGCCCCCCGGTGGGGGGTATAGATAAGATAGAGGAGATAGAGGAGATAGAGGAGATAGAAGGTTTAAGGTTTTGAGGTTTTAAGGTTTTGAGGTTTTAAGGTTTTGAGGTTTATAGGTATGGGAAATGTAATGGATGAGATGAGGCGTAGGATACTGCGTGACATTCAGGTTGAGCTTAGCGAGGAGTTTGACCGGAACTTCGAGCGTCAGGGTTTTTTCGGTGAGTCGTGGCAACGCAGCCGCCGGTCGGCTGATGGTGGCGGGAGCACTCTGATAGATACAGGTAGCCTTCGTCGTAGCCTGAGGAGCCGTGTTCGTGGTGACGGTGTTGAGTTCTGGAGCGACCGTCCGTATGCTGGCATCCACAACGAAGGCGGTGAGATAGTTGTGACAGCGCGGATGAAGCGTTTCTTCTGGGCAAAATACTACGAGGCCCAGGGCGGTCTTGGCAGGAAGAAGGACGGGAGGCTGAGCAATACGAAGAAGAACCGCCGTCTGAGCGGTGCTGCAGAGTTCTGGCATCAGATGGCTTTGAAGAAGGTCGGTTCGAAGATAGTGATACCACGTAGAATGTTCCTTGGTTGGTCTGCTGGCGTGTCGAAGATAGTTGAGCGTGTGATAGATGAGGAACTGGAGCGACTTGAAGCCCCCCTGCCCCCTGGTGGGGGAGTATAGAGGAGATAGAAGCCCCCCTGCCCCCCGGTGGGGGGTATAGATTAGATAGAGGAGATAGAGGAGATAGAGGAGATAGATGTATTTACAATAATAATAAAATGATATAGTTATGGTACGAAATGAGTTTTATAAGGATTTCTATGCTGAGTGCCGGCGGCTGTTGCCTGAGGTGAAGCATATCAGCTGGTGGAACCACAATGTGGAGTTCATCGATCAGGAAGAGGCTTGGGAGTGTCCGGCTGTTTTTGTTGAGTTCGGAGATATAGAGTGGAAGAAGGTGGTTGAGGGCAGCTATGTAGGTAAGGGCGAGGTGAGGCTTCACGTTGTCACGAACGTGAGTGCCGGTTTGGAGCACCAGTTAGAGAACATCGTGACTGGTATGTGGGTATCGAGCGTTGTCCTGGGCATGAGCGGCAGTGAATACTACAGTCCTTTGAGATTGTTGTCGACGTTGACGAACCACAACCATGAGGAGCTGATTGAGGGCATCGAGGTTATTGAGATGACGTGGATCCGTGAGCGCCCCGACCTGATGACGCGTGAGATAAGACTTCCGTCGGTTCTTGGCAGAGAGGAGGTGTCGGAATGAGCTGTAGTTTTCATTTCAAGCTGTTCGGAGTTTACTTCTATGTGTCACGTGTGAGACTGAAGCGTCGTAGGGAAACGGAGCGTACGAGCGTTCGCAAACAGATGAAGCGTCTTCGCTGGGTGCTTTACCGTGAGCAGGATGGTTGTTGCGGGCTGTGCGGCAAGCAGTTCGGAATGGATGTGATGGAGATTCACCACAAGGAGCCGGTGAGCGTCCGTCCAGAGCTGATGCTGAAGAAGAGCAACCTGGTGCTGCTATGTCCGAACTGCCACTGCGGTGTTCACAGGGGAGAGAGGAAGGTGATTGATGATTGATTATTGATTGTTGATGATTGTTGTAGGTTTTGTAGGTTCTGTAGGTTTTGTAGGTTTTGTAAGTAGATAGATGAGATAGATGGTTGAAAGAGTGAAAAAAGAAAAAAAATCCGCTGCTTTGTTTGGAAGTAGCGGATTATTTTTGTAATTTTGCGGCAAAGCAATGTATCAAGTTATCCTTCGTCCGCTATTGCGAGACACACGAGGAAGGCGACGGGTGCATTGCTTTTATTTTTTATAGGCTCTTAGTATGTGCATGAAATTCCCATCTCTGTTACACTTTACTTTTATTTCTACTCTATAGCAATCGTCAATAATCTCATAAACCTTAAAGAACGAATCTGTATGATCAATACTTTCCTCATGTGGGTTTATAAGCCTTGCTTTTGTGATAAGAATGTGAGCTTTCTTGGCATATTCAAGTTTTAAAGGATATATTGGATCGTTTTGATATTTGTTGATTGTCTCATTGTAGAAAGAGCGTTTTATAATAATGTGAGTGCCGTCAGTTGCTTTAACTTCAATTCGTTTAGCAGTGTTTTTGCCAAAGGGTACAGTAGGTAAATTGTCTTTATACCAATTTTCAAGAGACTTCTTTGCGTTAGCAATCTTTGAGCGGCTAACTTTTTCGTCTATTATTCCATTTTCCATTTGACGCATAAGCTGGCAGGCAGCACACAGTTCGTTCTGAGGAACGAACGCGAGATCGAGTTTTCCCTTTGCTATGTCGCAGTTGTTGCACTGTTTGATGGTGTAGGGGTTATAGTCTGGGAAAGTTTTCTGCTGCTTTCCGGGATTGAACTGGAACATTCGTTTGGTGTCCTTGAGAGTAGCCTTAGCTCCCCTTGCCATTGCCTGGTCGTGTGGTGTCTGTTTGTATTTCCCTTTCCTGACCTCAACGACGGTGCAGCGGCAGTTCCATCCGTTAGGCGGGTAGTATGTGTCCCAGAAGGAGTCGTTCTTAGGTAGAGTCACTCCGTTGAGTTCGGCATGTTCGGGTCTGACCTTGGCGTCTCCTGCGGTCCGGTATTGTAGCAGGTATCTGTCGGAGTCGTCGAATTGTTCCCATTTGGCAGCCATGTCGGCAGCAGCGTGTGCGAAGTTGTATTCCGCCCTGAGGTAGTTTCGGTTGTATGTGTCATGTATTGTTCGAACGTCGTTGAAAAATCGTTCGAACGGTTTTCGAACGCCGTTCTCGTCGATGAGTGATGGGAAAGCCTCGTTGAGCTCATGGAAAGTCTTGATGCCGGAGAAGATGTAGTCAGACTGTTGCAGGCTGCTTCTGAGTTTGTCGGACATGGGCGTATCCTGAAAAGCCGAGTCGAGAATGGCAGCATGTTGGGTGATGAATTGCTGTACGCTATCTTCGGCGAGAATTTGTATGTTTAGTTGCGCCCCCTTCTGTTGGTGGAGGGTTCGCATGATGTTGCGGAAGAGTTTTGATAGAGTAGATAGATTAGATAGAGTAGATAGCTGAGTGTGGTCTGTGATGAGAGCGGCATAGCGGAGGTGTAGCCCCAGATAGTCTCTGGGGCTCAGTCGAAAAAAGGTGTAAATTCGCCCTGCCCCCCGGTGGGGGGGAAGCCCCCCTGCCCCCCGGTGGGGGGTGTGTGTAGATTAGATAGAGGAGATAGATGAGATAGAGTGGTTTGATGGGTTTGAGAGGTTTGAGAGGTTTGATGGGTTTGAGAGGTTTGCGGGGTTGTAGTGGTATTTTTGGCAGGTACTCCGTATTTGTTTGCGAAGTATTCGGGGTCTACGTCGTATCTGTCTGCAATCATTGTTTCGTATGCGAGCTGCTGCTCTGGCGTGTAGTCGACGGAGTAGTCCCATTCGAACCTGAGGTTGTGGAGTGGAAATCCGTGTCTGACCATTCTTGGTAGCAGCTGGTTGTTGATGATGTCGCGTAGCATGTCAGCATCAGCGTCGACGAGGTTCTGGAATACCTGCAGGTGCGTCTGCGACTGTGAGAGTGACGATCCGTCCTCGATGGTCATGGTCTGTCCGATGATGAGCTTTGAGAGTTCGGAGTTGGCGCGTTCTATCCGTTTGTCGTATACGTTGAATGCGTCGGCCTTAGCCGTTTCGAGGAGTTCGATGTCTGTTCCGATTGGTGCAACCATAGTGAGCGATGCTCCAGCGTTGCGGAGCATGTCCTCTATTTGCTTTATTTCGTTGGAGTCACGTGAAGACGTTCGTGCTATTCTCATAGGCATTCCGAATATTTCTCCGAAAGCGTCCCAGAAAGCGAGCATGTTCTTCTTAGGTATGGTCTGCGTTGCCGCCTTGAGTAGGAGTCCGAGGTCATCAGGCTGTCCTGCCTCGATGAGCCATTCGCTGTATGGCTTTTCATGATAGTCAATGCCTTGTGACCAGTGCTGCGCGAGGTTCTGGAGTATTCGGTGTTTCTCTGGAACGACGTGCTTTCTTGGTATGAGGTTGACGGCATCGTAGGATATGCATCCGTCTCCGTCGGTGGTGATGGACCCGAGTTCGATGAGTGAGTGTCCGTAGTACCTGCTGTCGAGGCAGTGTCGCAGCAGGTTCTTGAACCATGTCTGGTCGAGGTAGTGCTTAGCTTTGTCGATGTCGTTACCGTTCTGGTCGACGAGTTTGAACGATCGTGCCATGACGAAGTCCTCTCGTTGTGAGATGCATCCTGAGAGGTGTAGGTCGATGTGTGCGTCTCGGTAGATGTCGTATAGCATCTGCCTGTTAGGGTTGTCTACGCTGATAGCCTTCTGCCATGCGTGTCTCCAGTCTGCGATGTCGCGCCTTGTGAGTGCATCGGTGTATCGCTGTAGCTGTATGACCATTTTCTGAATTCTCTTACGGTCTGTTTGGTTTGCGAGGCTGATGTTGCCGTATGGTGTGTGCAGGGTGTTGTCTTGCCTTGCGAAGATGCTGTTGATGTAATTGATGATGTTCATATTGATTGTTGATTAGAAGCCCCCCTGCCCCCCGGTGGGGGGTGTTGAGGGTGTTTGGGGTTTTACCAGTAGTGGTTGAGCTTTGGTTCTGCAGCCCAGTTGAGTGATGATGGTGATGAACCGTCTGTTGTTGCAGGTTGTGGTAGGTCAGGTAGTATTTTTCCTGCCTGTATACCTTGGAGGGTCTTGAGAGCCCGCTCGTATCTTTCCTTTCTGATGTCGGTACCCATTTTCTGTGGCAGTGCCGCAGCCATGTGGTACAGCGCGATGTCGCACATTATCATTACGATGAGCCTGTTGCGGTTGTCTTCTTGTGCGGCGAATACGGCTTGTGTGTCGTATCGTGGCCTGAGATAGGATGCAATTTCCTCCTGTGCCTGATACTCGGCGTTGGTTCTGACCTCCTGTGAGGTCTGGCTTATGACCTTGAGTGCGTTGTCGCCTATGACGGTCTTGTAGTCTTTTTCTGTGATGAACATAGTTGATTATTTTTAGATTTAGAAGCCCCCCTGCCCCCCGGTGGGGGGTGTTGAGGGTGTTTGAGGTGTTACCAGGAGTTCTTGGGTGATTTGCGTTTGGAGAATCTTGGCTTGAATGCCGCCTGGCGTGCCGTTCGCTGTAGGATGCTGATAGCTCCCTCGTCGGCATCGGGTGCATCATCGTTTCCTGCCATTCCCTTTTCGAAAGCGAGAGTCTGCTCGAGTCCCGCCTGCATGTCGGTGTCGTCCTTCTGGGA